AGAGTGCTGTCTTTGTAAAAGTTGTGTAGAATCTCTAATTGATGCATGGGTGGGTGGGTGTGATAAGTTATTTGAAACAGAAGATATTAATAGGCTAAAGAAATTATTCGCAATCGAGGTAGAAAATGAATAAAATAAAATTACCATTCGGATGGAGCCTATATGTTTTAAGATGTAGTCAAGAAGAGTTAATTAATCAGACGAAGAAGCTGGGAGTAGATTTCAATTTTAAGAGAGAAGATAAAATAACGGGAATAGCAGAATTTATCTACAAAGAAAGCCCATGCGATAGTTTCTTTATAGCATGGGTAAATGGTGATAAGCCAGGTAACTTCTACCATTTATTACACGAACTTCATCATGTAATAAAACTATACACAGAACACCTAGAGATAATAGATGAAGAATTTAAAGCATATTTATTTGAAGATATTTGCAAACAATTAAAATTAGACGACGCAAAAGGGAGAGTTTCAGCACCATGATAACAGATGACATTTTTATGGAAGTAAGATTTATGGATAATGAAGGACATTGTTATGGGAAAATAGAAGAATCAGAATTTGGTGAAAACATTTATACTTTTGTTCCAACAGACACTAATGAGATCCCTAATCCAATGCTTGAGAAAGCTAATGAGGTTGTAAAATTATTAAACGACGTTAAAGGAGAAAAAGACGATGAGTGAACACATAAGTATTACAGGGGAAGTTGAACATTGGCATAGTCCACAGGAGATTTTTGCATACTGTCATAGATGCAAGAGAGAGAATATCAAACTAACTATAGAACTGAATCAAAGTATTTGCGGATTTAACATGACAGCAAGATGTCCTAAATGTAAAAGAGCTATTTGGACAGCACCAGCAGATATGGATGAGCTGACATATTGGCATAAAAAGAAAGATAAAAAATGTGATATTTGCAAAAAGCCAACCAATGAAAGAGACGCCGTTGCCTTCGGAGGAAAATTCAGTTCCAAGAAGATGCATTACTGGTGTTCAGACAAATGTTATAAAAAGTCTCAAAAGGAAGAGGACGACGCCTTAGTGTCAGGAGAAGAACAAGATGAGTGAATCTTTAAAAGAGATAGTAATAGTACTTGGCATGTTTATTATAATATTATCATTTGTTGCTCTATTTTTAGGAGGGGCTTCAGAAGTAATCGGAGAAACTCCATGTGTTGATGGAATGAATAGAATTAATCTAGAAGGGATAATGTGTGAAGATATAGAAAGAACATGGTTTGGGCAAAATGAGTGGTTATGTTTATTGGTTATAATACCAGCATTACTTGGAATGTTTTTAATTAAATTAGGGGTGGAACAATGATAAATATAAAAAACTTCATAATCGGAGCAATTATATCTTTTGGGAGCATAGCCTTAGCAATGTGGTTTGGAAGAATAAATGACGTATTAGATTTCGTATTGTTATTCATTATGTTAATTGGAGTTCCTGGTGGGATGATAATTGCATGTTATCCAAAAGACGACGTGAAGGTGGAGGTCGACGAATGAAAATATTACCAAATGTTTTAGCACATACAGGCAATGATGTTCTTGACCATTCATTCGGGAAAGCAGATGGAATAATAGGTATAATCATAATCGGTATATTAATTCTGGTTGGTATCTGGTTAATTAGAAAACGTTACGCGAAGAAGGGAGAATCTGAATGATAAATTTAATAGACTGGTTGTTTACAGGAATTATTACATTGACAGGAGGAATAGGGTTATTTTTTACAACTAAAGAAATGGGCATTTTATGGAAAAGAATGTATCCTAATGGATTCCTATATACGAGGAAACAAGAATGATGGAATGTAAACACAAAAGAATAAAGAAGAATCATCCATTTGGACACAACGCAAGTCCCAGAATGCATTGCAAAGATTGTGGCAAAGTAATATCTTCAAAGGAGATCAGAGATAGAAATAAAAACAAACCTAAACAATTCGCGAAGAGAGGCAAAGATGAATAAAGAAGATATTTTCCCTGTAATGGTATTATGTTTTATTGTAATTGTATTTGGTTCTATGATGGTATTAATAACATTATTAATGATTGATGGAGCAACTTCAGAATATAAATATAGTATTGATGTACCATGTTATGATAAATTCGGGAATGAAATTTATGACTTAATGTGTGAAAAGGAAATACATTGTGGGGCTATCTTCAAGACAAGAATAGTTAATGGTAATACTTATTCATGTGATGAAGACATAGGACTTATTCGTAATTCTAAACAAAGGAGTAAGGATGGGAAATAAACAAGAGAGAAGTTTAACTTGGAAGTATTTCTGGCAACAGAAATGGAAAGAGACTGGGTTTGTAATAATTCCATTAAGTTTATTATTATTGTATAGGATGTACAGATTACTAAGTATCAATGAAGTACAAGAGTTTATAATTTTCTTAAAAGATTTAATTGTAGGATTATTAATAGTTGGGATGATAGCATTGTTTTCTTTAGCAATATTGGTATATTTTATAGATTGGTTAATATGTAATTGGGAAACTGCAAAGAAAAGAGCTAAGAAGGAAGTTCGCAATATTAAAAAAGGGAGTCGTAAAAAATGAATCTAACGACAGGCAATTGGGTTTATATGGGATTAATCTTTGGATCATTTGTGGGTATGTTGTATGATTATTGGATACAATTTTTTATTTTCACAGATGTTCTATTATTCTTTATGATACTAGACATTATACAACGATGCAATTTAAATCATATGGGAAGTAAAACTAATAGTATTAAAAGGGAGGTTAAGAAGAAATGAATAAGAAACTAAAGAATTTTTTTATTGGAGTATGGGACTGTTTAGTATTTATAGCATATCTAAAATTTTATATTATGTGTCTATGCAGTTATTTGTTGGTATTAGTTCTTTCTATTTATATCCTTGAACAAGCTGGAAAAGATATAACTATTATAGGTAATGCTGCGAAATATGCCGGATATGTAGGAATATTCTGGGTATTTATAATAATGTTCGATAAGGCAAATATGATGTGGCTGAAAAATAAAGTTCGCAATTTAAATCAAGGGCGTAAAGGTGAAAACAATTAAATATATAAAGTTTAAACTATTATATTTTTTATGGTGTTGAAATCAACCATAGCAGCTAGAGGAGCTGCAAGGAGGGCCACGAAGGCCGCACAAAGAGAAAGGTCTAGATTAATCATACAAAAAAGAAGGACTAGTGGAAGGAGTAAGATATTAAAAACAAGTAGAGTTATAACCCAGAGTAAATCAAAAAGTGGGAGTAGTAGGTCTTCTTCTTCATCGAATGTGAAGAACACGAACATTAGAAGAAGAAAATTAATTAGTACAAATGATTTTGCTATCAAAAAATTTAATCAATTAAACGCAGGAAGAAGCGTAGCAGATAAATCTTCTTTCACCGCAGCAACTCCAGTCGGGAGACAGAATGGTAAGCTTAAGATACAAGATATACAATATACTTTTCAGAAGAGAAAATTAATAGCCCTTAGGAGGCTTAATGGAACGGGAATAATCGATGAAGAAAAATTTATAAAAAAATCCAGAGTAGATCCAATTAGTAATAATGTTTACATAAGGATTTAAACATAAAGAGGAGACGTAAAAATTCCACTACCAAGACCATGTAATAAATGCGGAAGAAGATTCCAGCCAAAAAAAAAAGAAAGGATATGTATAGACTGTAGGGCTACCGTAAAGAATGTAAACTTTATAAAGATGATATGCTATAGAAACAATATAGGAATCAAAAAGTTAAATCAATTTTGGTAAACTAAATCATGGAAAATGGTAAAGAAATACTAAAGCAGATATTAATACTTATATTAATCCTTACTGTGCCAGCATTAATCGGATGGATATTCGGCGCCTGGGGAGCAATTGTTGTATTGACCGTCGTATTATGTATTGTTGCTCATTATGCCATAAAATATCAAGGATAAAATGAAACAATTAAAATTTAACAAAAAAGATCCTAATATGGGAGACGTTTCTGGAATTCTTAGGATAGATGGTAAGATTTTATATTTTAAATTCAATCAATCAGAGCAAGCTCAAGCAATAATAACAAGTACAAAGGCAAGAGGGGCAATTGTTACAGAGGGTAGAAAGTGGATTAGAATTAATATATTTGCAGAAAATAAGGAAGTAATTTTAAATAAAGAACAATTTAATGTCGACGATAAAACAGATAATGAAGTAGAAGACATATTATTAAGATTTTATAGTGAAAAATATACTCAAGCTGGATTCGAGTGCGAAATTTCAGAATTAAATAAAAACGATACTGAGAATTAACCCAGTATCGCCACGTCTCTGTTGAAACCCCTGCCATGAAAGACAAACAACAACAAAACAAAAGTGAACAAACTTTAAAAGTTTTTGGAAAGAAGACAAACTTCTTTCTTTTTGTTTTATATATTCTTGGAGCTTTTCTGGTTGGATTTTTCAGCATAAAAATATTTCTAACACTTTTACTAACTCCAATTCTAGCGGTCTATAATGGTGCGTATAATCAATATATCATTTCTAATGACCCGGAATATTTTAAACTTGCTGCAATATTTGCAAAGAATTGGTTACAAGCTTGGATTTTTTTAATATTGGGTGCGATGTTGTTGTTCTTTAGAAAGGCAATTAAAAATAAACTAGAAGAAAATGAGTGACAAAAAACCTAGAAAAAATCCACTGATGATGTTTTTTTCATTAGGAGATAAAGTAACTAAAGGTAATCCTGTTACGAAAGCAAAATTTGATTACTCTTTTATGTGGATTTTATTTTCTGCCTTTGTCATTTTATTTCTCAGAAATTTAACCTTATTTATTCAGACATGGGAAATTGGTTATTTACCATGGACATTAATGGGATTGGCCATTTCATGGTTTCAATACTATGCTTTGAAACAGTTTTACCATGTTAAGGAAAATATGATAAAGTTACACTCAGGACAGCTTACAAAGCCAGCAGAACCTATTATAGAGGATACTGTGAGTGAAATGATGGAGGAATTTAAATAATTAGGAGGTAAAAAATGGAAGAACAAATAACACAACCAACACCAAAACAAACTGAACCAAAGCAGTCTTCAGAGGATAGAGAAATTGAAAGATTGTCTAGAGAGAATGAAGATAAACAAATCGCTTTTGATAAACAAAGAGAAATTGAAAGATTAAAAATACAAAGCAATAAGTTAGATATGCAGAGTAGAGATATGCAAAAAAGATTCAACCCTAGATTCAAATTTACTAAAGAAAAAGCCAAGTTTTGGTCAATAGCAACAGTGATAGCTATTGCGGTGGCAATAATATTAGTTAAAATAGTGCAAAAATTATTTTAATGGTTAAAATTATAAAAACTAATTATGGAATTGCATCTAGGTGTGGAGATGTTGTTAGGGTAAATAGAAGACTTGATAAGTATCCAAAACTAAAAAAAGTCATTATAGATCATGAGTTATATCATTCTACTAAATATAATTTTGAAGATTTAACAATGGAATTTTCTATTTCTCAATTAAAGGGGTTGAGATGGAATTATTATAACTTTATATTAACTCATCCAAGTTGCTGGACAGAATACTCTCCAGTATCATTTGAAGATAAAGAAATTAAAGTGAGCCTAAGTATATTGATCTTTTGGTTGTTCGCCATTGGGTTTTTTTGGCTATTATTTACATTACTATGAAGAATAAAACACAAATAATTATATTAGTATTCTGCATAGTTGTATCTTTATTACTTTCAGCGTCTATATATATCAGAGGTCATGATAATTCTTGTGATAAATGTCAAATAGATTTTATAACTACACAATATTCTGGTATTATTCTAGATAAACCTTATATAAAGACTGTTAATGTTACAGATTTGTATTCTGGTCTACTTAGAAATGAATGTATAATTAAATGGGATAGGAATCAAGGTTATTATGGATAGTGATAAGGCGATTAAGTTGTTGAAGATTGTTTTGATAATTTCACTAGCACTCCTTGCGCTTACAGTTACAAAATATAAAACTAATGATTGCCAGTTATGTTTTTTTGAGATTAAAGAGAAAGAATTAAATATAGGATCTTTCTTAGATTATTACTATGAAGAATGTTTTTATATGCGAGATGAGCTGATTGTAGAAATAAATAATAATGGAGGTAAAAAATGAAAGAACCAGAAAAATTAGTTTGTGATTGGTGTAAAAAACCTATCGAAAATAAAGATGAAAGATGTGAAGTTAAAGTATTTAACAAAGGCGAAGATAACGATGGCGATGTTTTAGACTGTTGTGTTAAGTGTTTTCAACCACTGAAGCCGAAAGCTGTTGGTAAAGGGAAGGGATTATCTTTGGGATTTTAATTAGGAAGCTTTATATATAGGTAGTGAGTAGTATATTTATGAAATGTAAACGATGTAAGCACGAATGGGAGTATAAAGGAAAGAGTGAATGGTATGCTACTTGCCCTCATTGTTATAATAAAGTTAGAATTATTAAGGAGAAGAAAGATGAATAATTTTTTAAAATTTATTTTGTATTCGATAGTTAGTGCAGTTATATTTATTGGTGTTTTCTTTATTTTCGTAAATCCAAGTGTTGTTGGGGAAACTTATGAAAAAACTAAAGACTCTATTGACAGATTATCTTATGATGTGTCTGAGGATGAAAATATTATTTTTATTAATAATATTTCACTTAAATTGGCTAATCCAGAACCATTCGGTTTTAATAGGTTTAATGACATAAGTTATTCTATAAGTTATGTAGAAGATGAAGATACCTATTTTATAGTCGCTGATTTTAAAGACGAGAGTGGTTATCTGAATAATAAATGTTATAGAGTAATTCATCGAACTGCATTAAAAGATACTGAGTTGTGTGAAGAATGTTCAAATAATACTGCTGATAAAATTTACTGTGATATTCATTATGTGACAAAACTTAATTCTAAAGGAACATTAATTGGAACGTTTCGTACTGAAAATCCAGTAGGAAGTGGGTTAAAAGTTATTGGTTCTGATATGAATATTTGGCATATTATTGAAGATTACTGGAAGAATAATTAAGTTAACATAAGATGAAAGGAGGAATACAAAATGGAGAAAAAAGAAAATAAAAATAAACCAAAAGTAAAAGAAACTACAGTATTAGTTGAACCTATCAATTTATCTATAATTAATTTTAAGATAACTGGAACAAGCCCATTATTAATGGATAAGTTTCCTGATGAGGCAAAGAAGCAAATTACAGAGAAACAAATGGGTAAGAGCCAGACAAAGAAGAAACCAAGAGATATTGATAAGGAAACTTTAGAGGCAGTACATAGGACTCAAGATGGAACTATAGGATTCCCAGCAATAGGATTTAAAGCTGGGTTAATCGAATCAACATCTTTTATCGGAGATAAGTTCTTTTCAAAGAAGTTACTAAAAGGTATTCAGATTGTAAATTCTACAGATGGATTAGTACCAATCGAGTTTAAGAAACAAGATATATTAGAACACAGTATTCAAAGTAATACGAAATATACACCACAGTTTCACGAATGGAGTTGCGTTTTACAAATACAATTTGATCAGAACAACATATCAAAAGAAGATTTGGCAAACCTAATAAATTACGCGGGATTTTACTATGGTATTGGTATATGGTCTCCAAGATGTAAAAGTGGAGGAAGTTATGGAATGTATAAACTCGGTTAAAACATTTAAAGCAAGAACTGGTGCGCCATTTAAACAAGATGAGGCACAAGTTATTGGAGAGACTTTAGACGAAATTCGTAAAAAGAATGGAGGAAATCTTAGAAGTGAAGAGATAGTTAAAGAAGCTAAGATTAAGAAGAACCCATTGCACGAACATTTTGAATGGGACGATACAGTTTGCGGAGAGCAACACAGACTAAATCAAGCAAGAAATATTACCAGTCACATAGTAGAAGAATTAGTTGTAGATGGAAATCCAATAGAGCAGAGGTCTTTTTTAAGTGTTACAAATCAAGAATCTGAAATAGTATATGTAAGCTTAGAAGATGCAATTGTTAATATCGACTATAAAAAACAACTATTAGACAAAATGATAACTATGATGGAAAATTTGACGGTTACAATGAAACTTTTTAAGATAAAAGATTATCCTAAATAACTATTACTATTACACTTAGTTGGGCTTAGTGCCGTTGCTGTTTTGTAAAGTTACGTATTGTTTTGTAAAGTATCGTGTAGTATTGTCAAGTAAAGATTTAAAATTTTGCCTTTTATTTTTGAGGCAAATTCATATTCAATGTGACGTAAAGTATCGTGATGTTTTGTAATGTTCGGTATGGCGTTGTGCTGTGTTGTTTGGTAAAGTAGAGTTTAGTAGAGTAAAATATAAGTGTTGACCCGTATTGTGGGGTAATGTTGTGTTCGGTGCTGTATTATAAAGAAAGTTTGGCGGAACTATAAACCGCCGTTAATATCAATCTTCAAGATATTGCCTTAGCTCTCCACCACCTATTTTAAGATATTGTTCAGTTTGAGCAACGGTTGCATGCTCTAAAGCATCTTTAATAACTATCATACCAGCAGGTGTTTTAATCTTCTTAGCTAAATCAATTGCGTAACTATGTCTGAAGTGGTGTGGATGTGGATCGCTTCCACCAACCTTAAACACTCCAGCTTTAAAACAAACATCACGTACAATCTCCCAACATCTTTGCCTTGATAAGTGACATTCGGCTTTATATGGACTTTCCAGTATATATGTATTCAGTTCTAATTTTTTAGATTCGACATAATTTTTTAATATATTTAATGTTTTTTGATCCATTGCTTTTCTAACTGTTAAATCTATTCTTTTTGTTTGGTAGTGTTCTACACCATCTTTACCAATATACTTAAGTTTCTCACCATTCTTTCCAATTACTTTTTTAGACTTTTTTAAGATATGCCAGATAATATCCTTGTTTTCAAAATCAATATCTCTAACTTTTAATTGTAATAACTCACTTATTCTTCTACCGCTTTTCCAGAGAAGTCTTATTAGAACCCTATCTCTATCGCTTTTACAAGCTGCATAAATACTTTCTCTCTGGCCTTCTTTAAAGAAACCATCAAGATCTCTCATAACTTTACTACTCCATTCCTCCATGTTAATCGACCTTACAAAAGATATGTTTTGTAACCTCCCTCTAACTCCACATTAAAATCATGATGGTATATATGATTATATAATAATAAAGTATATCTTCCGTGCCATGTCACACTTCTACTCGCCATCGCCAACCTCCTTAAAACCTTTCATTTTCTCGTAGTCTTCAATACTTCTCATGGAACGCCTGATAGTATCTGCTGTTACTCCAATCTCCACACCAATTTGACTATGGGTCAGTCCCTTATTTTTCAATTCTAAAATTCTCCGCCATCTTTCTATCCTTTCTCTACTAACTTTATCACGATAACTTTCTGTTTCAGTATCTACATCTTCATCTTTAGTCCTAGAATCCAATTTCGCTTCTTGATACTCTTTCCAAACCTCTTTAGGAACAGGAGGAATCTTTGTGTAAAACCAGTAGCATTGTGTGTATTGTTCAACCCTAACAGATTCGCCCAGTGTTCTTTCAAACACTCTTTTATTCTTCCACCTTTTAGTTTTAAGTTTATAATTCTCATCAATGTGCCACGGATCACGGCAATCTTTGTCGTCGTCCCTTTTATAGAAAATCGCCAGTCCTCTGATTGGCACATGCACCCAATATTTAATCATAAAGTTTCTAAAATTCTCTGCAAAATTCTGGAACCTAGGCATCAATAAAGCAGTACATAAATGATGACCTTCTCTATTCACATCATATAATTCATTTAATTTTTGTTGTACTTTGTCATGCCACTTATGTTTATGTAATCCCCTCGAGGCTTCATCTATATGTAAAAATGAATGTATCGGAAGCTCCATATATTGTTTTTCTATTTGTGCAGAATTAGGTATAAAACAAATATTTTTATCAAAATCATAATCATGGTCAATCATAGTACCAAGTATTGCCGCAGCATTTGATTTTCCACATCCTGGATAACCAGTAACAGCAATCACTACATGCCCCTCATTTCGTAAATCCTTCCTAATTTCACTGACAAATATTTTTAAGTTTGGGTCTAAATTTTTAAAAAAATCTGGATCAATAACTTTTATTTTTTCTCTAACACTCATTATGCCGTAGGGAGATTATCAAAATTCTTATCTCCCCTTATCCCCTTTTTAATTCTTTCAGCGGTTGTCATATTTCTTCTAACAACAATACCTAGTCCAATAACTTGTTTTGTTGAATATAGTTTTGTTTTTAAATCCTTACATAAATCTACAAAATCGAATATTAATTTTTTACTAATAGGTGCCCTAGACCTTAATGACTGTTCCCATCTCCTTTTTAATACAATTCCTTTTTTTATTAAAACGTCGTATTCTTTCTGTAAATTACCAAGAGCGATTAATGGTTTAAAGTCATCATATAAATTTACTAACTCAGAAAGAAATTTTTGCATTAATTCTAACGATGGAAGCGCAGTGGAATTAACAATTCCACTCAGTTGATCTATATTAATTAGCGTCTTATCATACCTTGCAAAATCATACTGCCCCATTGAAAATTCAGATTGATATTTTGGTCTCCAGCTTGGCTTAAATCCGTCACTTTTAGTTTCTTCCATTATAAATGATCACTCGCTGTTTATTAGATTTAAATACTAAAAAAGCACCAACAAAAAAAAATCCAACACTAACAACACCACGACCACCAATTAATAATATTGCTCCTAGAAACCCAAGTATATATCCAATCATTTTATAGGTAAATAATTTTAAATCTTGCATAATAATATAAGATATTGGTATATATAAGGTTTACATTCTACCCAATACATAAGTATTTAAACTATTAATTAGTATTATTTATATGAGTGATTGGACAGATTTTATGAAAGGAAGGATGGGACCTTATATAAAAAAATATGGTAGCTATAAAAAAGCCATAAAGGCCTTGGCTGTAGATTATAAAAAGAAGAAGAAATAATTTTAAATTACAAAACTTTAAATACTTAACACACCTCTAATAATAGAATATGAGATTCCAATTATTGAAAAAAACTAAATTAGAGATGAAAGTCTTTAATGTATAACTGGCTTGGTTCGTTTAGGAGAAGGGGTGTTAAGAGAAATAAATATTTTTTATTTTTAAATAGGAGAAAAAGATTATGGCAAAATATTATAAGAGACGTATAAGGGAGGTGAATTTATGAATAAGTTTTTAGTTATTGGGGTTGTGGCGATAGTAATCTGTTCGGTTGTTCTTTATGGATATTACGCAACTCCAGTGTTAATTGGAGAAGATTTTGATTGTGATTCAGAACGAGGACAGACTGGTATTCCATATAAAAGGAGACCATTACCACTTGAATCATCACAACATTATATTAATAGAATAAATGAAGCTTTTCAAAATCAAATAAAAGAGGCTTGTGATTAATGGGAATGACTCCTGCCCAAAAAAAGGCAACGGCAGAAGCAAGAGAAAAATTAAGACAAGCAGAGAAAACGCTTGGAAAAGAAGCTGGAGCAATTAGACAAAGGATAAGAACAGGAGGAAGGACTTCTGTTATCCCAAGTAAAGTAACAGAAATCACTCCTGGTGTTTATAGATATATTGATCCAATAACTGGAAGAGCAAGCATAACAACATCAAAAGCTGATGCCGAGAGATATGCTATGGGTGGTGCCATAGAATTAACTAAAGAGTTTCAAGAGAAATATAGAGACACTGGCCGTATAAGATTAATTGAAGAATTAGCTAGAAGAGGAGATGTATCAGCCATAGAAGAATTGAAACAAATAAAAAAATCTCCATTTCAAATCCCAACACGACAAGAACAAATTATCGCAGAAAGAACAGCACCAACAATATCATCAGCACAACAAAGATATATAGCATCTTTAAGAAGTGGAATAACCCCCACAATAGAAGCATACAGAGGAGTTGGGTTTGACGTAAGAGCTAAAGATATTACATGGCAAGAACCTGTTTTTGGAACTATAACACCAGATACAACAACAGGATTTCGTGAGAGGTCTGTTTTTGAAGAATTAAAATTAAGAGAAGTTATTGATCCTGATATTTCTATACCAGTTGAAGTTCTTTATCAACAACAAGCCGATAGAATTGCTAATAAAATTATAGAAGAAGAAACCACTAAAGCCCAAGCAGTTCTTCAAAATTCTTTAGATAAAATACAGGCTAAAATTGATAGTGGTGAGATGTCTGTAATGAGAGGTAATGAAGCTCTTGATAGAATAACTGATACTGCTAATAGAAAACTTCAAAGTAATATAATTATTAAGTTTGATAAACAATTAACGGCGGCTCAGAAATCCAAAGCATTTAAGGATAAGTTAAGCAAAGCAACAGGATTTAGAGAAGCATATAAATTTGTTGATCCTGAATTTATTAAAGAAAGAACGAAGCGAAAAATAAAAACCGCTATTGATATTACTGCTGCGGTTGTTAGTGGTGTTGCTCCTCCTGTTGGTATTGCTTATTTTGGAGCTAAAGGATTATATTTAGGTACAAAAAAACCTACCAGAAAAGAGGCTTTAGCAGATATTGGTGCAGCATGGCAACAATCTCTAAAGGGGAAGGAAGTAACTGAATCTGAATTACTCCAAAAATATAAAGGATATAGAAGAGAAGCCGGAGTTAGTTTATTATTTGCTGGAATGTCTGGTATTACTTATGCCGGACAAATTGGAGGACAAATAACAACAGGGAGAGCGGCGGCATTGAAGGCAAAACCGTGGACTATAACAGGCCGAGAGATTGGTAAAGATAAGGGAGTAACCGTTCTAAAAGTATCAGCATCTAAAACAACTGGTGTAGCTTCTGCTGAAGCTGAATTGATATTACCTATACAAATGGACGCAAAGGGTGGATATAAAATACTAGCTGGTAAGGGGTCTGTTAAAACTAGAGTAGTAGATTTTATGAGGCAAGGGGTTGTTAAACCTGGTGAAGATGTTATAAAAGGTTCTTTGAAATTTACTACATTTGGGAAAGGAACAACAAGAGAAGGATTTTTTAGAACTGATTTTGGAAACATTAAGTTAGATAAGTTAGGTATAAAGGTAACTGCTGGTGAGGGTTATATTTCTCCTAATACCGTTCAGAATATTAGGACTGAGGCAGTAACTAGAAGAAGGTGGATTAGTAAAAAACCATTTGATGTTGGGACTAAACAAGAATGGTTAACTCGATTCGATGTAGCAACTAAACCAGAACATTTTAAGTTTGGAGGTATTAGTAGAGAAACACCAACCGGTACACAATTTATATCTGGGAAGTTATCTAGGGCGAGACTATATCCAGCAGAGGGTAGGTTTACTGGTTTGTTTAAAATTGGGGCAAAAGGAGAAATAATAAAAAAAGGTGCTGTGGAAGAGGCTGCTAAGGGATGGAGAACCTTTACTGGTGGTGGTACTAAATCATCTAAAGCTTTCTTTGAGCAATTATATGCTCCCAAAGTTGTTCCAAAAGTAATAACTAAGGCTGAAGTTGCGGCTAAACAAATCACTCCTGGTATCTTAGGTGCTGCTGAGAAAGGTGTTATTACTACAACTAAAATAGCTCCGAGTGTATTCGCTAGAACTGCCTTATCAACTCTTCCTGTAGTTGGTGCAAAAGCTGCTCCTGTTATCACTCCATTAATAGATATTAAATCAACTGGAAGACTAAAAGATAAATATGGTGTTGCTCCTGGCGTTGATGTTGGTATAACTGGGCGATCTATTTCTGAAGGATTGGATGTGAATCCAATCACAGGAGTTAAACCTTCTACTGATGTTTTTTTTAGACCTGCTAGTGCCGTTAGTCCTAGATTATCTACGAGACAAGCTGCTAGGCAGATAGTAAAACCGGTGCAAGCCCCTGGGGTAATCCCTCCAATATCTACACCAACACCAAGAGATATACCTACACCAATTCCATCCATAAGTCCTCCTATATTCTTCGGTTTTGAAAAGAAGAAGAAACCTCAAGTAGTTAAAGCTCAAGGATTCGATGCGTTTTATTTGAGGCATGGGACAAAACCGGTAGCACAAAGAAGCTGGGTTAAGATTAATAAAAAACCTCTAACAAAGAAAAGTGCTTTGAGTATGATGGGTCGAACTGTGGACGAAAGAATTAGTGCGAGAGGGAAGATTGAGAAAACACCAATTAAGAAAGGAAAGCCCAAGGTTGGTTTAGTTCTTGATACTAAAGATAAATATTGGCAAAGAAGTTCGAAGAGATTTAGGCCATGGAAACAAAAGAAGGGGGTTAGGACACCTTTAGGACAGGACAGATATATAGAACGCCAGAAATTCAGAATTTCATCTCCACAGGAAAAAGCCTCCCTGCGATCTGCTCGTGGTGTAGCGGGGTTCTTAGGTGGTGTTAGAAACCAACCCACACCTAATTTAAGAACTAAGAAAGGGGTGTTCCGACTATGAGCGATACAAAAGTTTTAGTAGAAGAGAAAGAGACAATACAAAGTCCTGCTTTATCTTATGAATTTGAAAGAAAGGCTCATGTAATTGATAGTGGAGGTATTTATTTTAAAAAACCTCAACCAATAAGTCCTTATGTAGAGTTAGTTGCTCCTAATCAAGTTCGTCCTAGGATTATGTATGAAGAAGAAGAATCTGAAGTTTCTAAATTACAAAAGGTAAGAACTTCTTTTCAAAATGTCGAAAGATTTAGCGGAAGATTAGGTGCAGCGTTTGCTAAGAGATCTCCACAAATTGGGATTTTAGATAATAGTAAAAGAAAACCGTCAACTACAAAGGTTACTGTCAAAAAACGAACTAAAAATTTATTTGGGTTGTGAATGTAAACCTTATAAAGATTATATAACTAATATTTAAAATGGAAGAGGCACCAATCCCACAACAACAACCTCAGCAAACTTATCAACCGACTTTAATTCCTTCTGCTGATGTACAAGGTGATATGAATTCTTTGTCTTCCATCTCTAAAATGTTAGATTCTATTTCAGATTATCCAAATACTTTACGAAGAGAATTTAGAGGAGAGATGATGTATGAAGATAAAGAAGGTAGTATCCATTGGGTGCAATCAACAAAACCTGTTTTTGTTAAAGTTGATTTTAATACTGGAAAACCACTTAAAGAAAAAGTAAAGATGCCATGGGGAGAAGAGAAGGAATTATACATCGTAAATGATGAAGCTGTTGAAGAAGTAATTTCTATGTTAAAGTTTGTAGGTATCAATCAAATTAACCCAATAGGGTATAACTCCCCTGATAATTATCAAGATGATTTAAAAGAATTTGAATGTAAACTTGCAGGGTTATTAGCATTGAAACAGAAAGAATGGGGGATTGATAAAGAACTTTTGCCAACCGTACATTTAAAATTAAAGACAATAGTACAAGATGTTAGAAGTTTAAGTGTTAATGGAAATTTATTAAAGACTATCCAGACTACTACACAGAGAATTGAACAGTTTGTAGAAAACAATGCAAGTAAAAAATACAACACAAACCCATATTAAAATGATAGACAAATTAAAAAAAGAAGGTAGATTGGAATTTTTAGTTAAGAATGTATTAATTGAAAATAAATATAATACTGAACGAATATTAACATTCTTATTTGGCATAATTGGAATTATTATTGTTTCTGTTGGTTTAACATTCTTAGGATTTATTGTTCTTGTAGTTTTTGTTTTATTTTCGATCAGAGATAGAATTACTTTTCTTAATAACAAAAAAAACCTTTTCAACGAATACTTTGAAGTAAAACCCAGGAGTAATAAAAGATGAGCTTACTTAGTATTTTAACTAATGTACTTACAATAGTTAAATATGGTTGGCCATTCGCTATTCTATTCTGGTTAGTTGCATGTAAAATAAGATGGAAAGCATGGCCACTAGAAGCAATTATTATAGAGAAACGTGGAGATAACTTAATTAAAACATATGATAGAATGGGTAAATATGTAGATAACTTCTCAGGAATGACTGGATATAGGTTTATGAAATCTGGTGACACCGTTCCTGTTATTGATTTTGACTGGATATTACATAACGCATCTAAACCAACTAACATATTAGAGAGACTAGTTAAGATACTTAGACCTGATATGGGTACTGTATTTTTATTTAGATATGGAACAAAACAATATAAACCCTTATCTCCTGATTATGATGAGAATGCGAAGATAGAATGGGAAACTATAAAAGGGGATGATGGTAAGGATGTAGTAGTACAAAGATACCAACAATACGATCCAAGGGGCTCATTAAAGGTAATCGACTTTGAAGTTGTAGATTGGGATAATATGAATTTCATGGTTCAAGAGATGAGGACTTCTTTTGAGAGAAGGCAAAAAAGAAGTGCATGGATTAAAGAAATAGCTATTCCATTGGCTATGTTGGCAGCAACAGCATTAGTATGTATAATCATGATTAAATTCGGATTTGATTATGCTAAAACTGCTCCAGGGGGAGTACAACCTTCAACACAGGCAACAACACCAGATCTTCCACTAGTAGGCAATGTTATACCAGGTGCATAAAAAAGCGACTTTTGTGGTCTTTTCATTCTTATTAGTCTTAACTATGGTTGGATTTGTTAATGCTTCTGCATGTGCACAGTTGGAGAATCCTGTTCAAAGAAATACTAACTTCCAAATATTTCAAACTTGTAATAACTGTACTTTCTGTGACTTTACTTTTTTTACCCCATCTGATCCTTACGGTGTTTTTTATAACGCTGATACAAATAATAATTGGAGATATTATAAAAATCTAAGTAGTAGTAATTTTACAGAGCTTGGAGTATATCGTTGGGATTATGTATGTGGTAACGTTGTAGAGAATTTAACTGGATGTGTCGAATCAAAGATTACTGCTAGTGGTGATTATTTTAATGAATCACATCCTATAGCAATACTATCTCAAATTGGATTTATAGCTTTATTAACTGTTATCGGATTTTCGTTTAGGAAAGAGAAGTGGAAATTGAAAAGTTTCTTTTTTATATCAGCATTACTAATGGCATTAGTTTTATTAAATTCGATTAATATTATTACTGGCTCTTCTAGTGGCATGTATAGTATGGGGCAGATAAGTTTGGTAATTGGAATAACAATAGTTAGTATTATGATTATGTATTTCTTAATAAACTTTACAATCGAAGTGTTAAATTACTTTAAGAAGAAAAAGAAAGATAAATGGAGTATGAATGATTATGAATAAAAAAGGATTCATCGCTTGGTTTTTAGTTGTAGTTGTAATTATGGCATTTTCTGTATTTGCATTAATAATAAATAAGACATGGGGTGAAATAGAAACTCCATTAGCGGCAACATTAGAAGATAATATGCCAGATGATTCACCTGTTAATGTTACAGAAGAACTAGGTAAAGTTAGTTCTACAATGAAAAACTTTAGTGATATGTTACCATTTTTAATTATAGGTTTGTTAGCTTTTGTAATGATTTCTGCTGGTGCCATGATGAAAAGTCCTGCAATGATATTGTTGGAATGATTGTTATGGGTGTTTTATTATTACTTGCAGTTGTATTCTCTAATGTTTATACTGGAATAGCTGAGGCTGATGAATTTGTATCAACTGCTAGTGATTTGGTTATACAAGGAGTATTTATGGACTTTCTTCCTGTGATAGTATTCTTTATTGCTATTGGTATTGTGGTTTTTATTTTATATGGTAAATCGGCTGGTGGTGGTGGCGCGTTATGAAGAAGATATTATTAGTTTTATTTTTAGGATTGTTTATGGTTAGTATAGTAAGCGCTAATTTGAATGATGATTTAGTATCTTATTATAAGATGGATGATGATTTAGCTACTACAAACATCATAGATTCGTTAGGTTTAAATAATGGTACACTAGATGGGGGAGATAATACAGACGATTTAAGTACTAATGGAATAATAAATCTATCATTAAACTTTAATGGAATTGATGATTATGTGGATACTGGTTTCGCGCCAAGTTATTCAAATAATACATGGACATTGTGGTATAACGGAACAACATCAGCTACTAGATTGATGTCGTCTCTTTCTACAGATCCACGTCAATCAAGTCAACTAGATATATCAGTTAATGCCGAAGGGTTTCTTCAAATATCAGTTTTTGACGACGTTTCCTCTAAATTTCTAGCAGCAACAACGGGGACGATTAACGATAATACATGGCATTTCATTGCTTTAACTATTGAGAGTGACGTATATGCTAGAGGATATGTTGATGGAGTAGAGATAGTGAATTTTTCTATAGATACTATAACACCAGCGAATACACAGGATCTTTGGTTAATGAGGTATCCGAGATTCGATACAACTTACGCAAACGGGACTTTGGACGAAGTTGGTGTTTGGAATAGAACATTAAGCCAATCTGAAATTACAGAACTTTGGAATGGGGGGAACGGTCTAACATATCCATTTACTACTGTTGGGGTTACAGTAGCTCTAATTACCCCAATAAATAATTCACTCATTAGCACAACAGATATAAATTTTACAGCAAACATTTCATCGGGAGGATTAAATCTAACAAATGCTACATATTTTGTATGGTATGATAATGGAACATTATTTAATCAAACTACAGTCACATTACCAAATACTAATGAAACTAGTTATACATTAGAAATTTTTGATTTTGATTTTGATAACTACAAATGGAATCTATATGGTTGTTCTTCTGATAATACTTGTAGTTTCAGTAATAATAATAACACATTTACAGTTTCGCCGTTTTCGGTTGATGTAGTTACATATAATACAAGTGTGTATGAAACCTCTTCCCAAACTTTCAGTATTAATATATCTGCAAATCCAACCGTTAATTCTGTTTCTGGATTATTCTGGTACAATGATTCTTCATACACAGCACTTATTACAAGTCCATCTAATGGAAAATATATTGCTACAAGTATTATAGATATACCACTACAAAATTCTGTTGGGAATAAATCATTTAAATGGCAATTTGATTTTGAATTAACAGATTTATCAGAACAGCAACAAAATACTACTGATTATTCTAACGAAGTAAATAGAACGTATATATTTTTATGTAACGTTACATATACGTCTGAGATAATCAATTTCACAACAAGAAATGCTGAAAATCCCTTTCCTAAAGTTAATGGTATATATAAGTCTGCTTGGCAATGGTTTCTTGGAACAGGGGGTGTTTTTAGAAATATGAGTTATGAGGATATGACTGAAACTAAATCTGATTTTGATTTTTGTGGACTTAATGATAATATAGATTATATTTTTACTATAGATGTAGAAGCAGATGCTACCGATTTTTCAAAGAACTTCTATTATTTCACAGAGGCTACTAAAACATCTGGTAATGCAACTGAAACTGATTTATATTTATTAAACGATACCTTATCAACACCAACAACATTACTCGTTAGAGACAGATATCAGAGAGTTATAAGCGATGTGTTGATATTTGTACAATTTTATGATGTAGGGACTGATACATTTTATACAGTGACTATGGGTAAAACAAACCAAAATGGAGAAGATATTGTTTATTTAAATTGGTTTGATAGTCTTTATAAATTTATATTAGTACAGAATGGAACAACAATATTGACAACTAATCCATATAAAATTGGGGACACCCCTCAAATATTTCAGATAGAAGATGATATTGTTTATGATTTTGATAAATTTAGAGACTTCCAATATTCTTTAATTTTTAATAATGCTACTAATAACTTTGTATTGACTTATATAAAACCGAGTGGATTAGTTGAGAGTGCATGCTTGAGAGTTATTAATAGAGATGCTACTGGAGATACTGAAATATGTGAAACGTGTTCTACATCAGCGTCGGCAACACTCTATTGCAATATTGCTTTGGCTGGCAATGGGACATTTATAGCTACGTTTTATGCAACTGGATCATTGGCAGTAATTGATTGGATAATACAAGAAGTTGGTATAGGGATGTCTGAAACAATATTTAATTTATTAGATAAAAACGACGCAGCATTTTATACAATATTAATGTCAAGTATTGTTCTATTAATATTCTTAATTAGTCCTGTGTTTGGAATACTTGGAATACTTGCTGGATTATTACTATCTTCTGCACTTGGATTTTCACTAATATCTTATGCCTCTTTCTTATTTATATCATGTGTAGGAGGTACAATAATATGGTTATTACGAAGATGAATAAAAAAGGTAGTACCTTAACAACGCTCGTCGTAACAATGCTTATGGTAATTGGAATATTTAGTGGATATTATTTATTTTTTGTGGAACAAATGGATAATTATGATACGGTTTTAGATGAAAAATATAATAAAACATATCAGTCGTTGCTACAAGAACAAGCTGATATAGATGAAGATGTTAATGAAATAAAGGAGAGTATACAAGAAGTAGAAGAAGCTGATAATACATTTTTAGCGGCCATAGCCGGTTTTAAGGGACTTGGTTTTGCATTGTTATTATTGGTTAACTTTGTTGAAAGTGGAGTTAATATATTCACAGCAGTATTTTTCTCTACGGACATAATACCAATAGATGTACAGAATCTGATGTTAATAGGAATCATTGCATTCATTATATTATTAGTAATAGCAATTTTAAAAGGGGAGGGTAAAGTATAATGGTATGGAATTATCCCACAAATTATAGTAATGGAAGTATTGTGACTGGACCTGGAGATTTCTTTATGGGCTATCCAAGTTCTATTATACCACAGTTTGGTGGTGGGATATTGTTGATGTTGTTTCTAGTTGTGTTTGCAATAAGTTCTTTTATGGGTGCAAAAAAAGCATTACTTGTGTCTTGCTTCATTACTGGATTAATGTCAATGTTCTTCGCTGTTAGGGGTTGGGTAAATGCTGTGATTCCAATTAGCCTCGGTGCGATTACTGTTATTATAATTATTATAGCATTGCTTGAGGGGAGTGGAGGTGAGTTATAATGGTTAAGACAGTTAACATGAGAGTTTTTGACGGATTAGCCCCTGCGTTTGAGAGGGTTTGTAAAGGAGTGGCTTTACATATGAAGAATAAATATAATTTGGATGAGGTTATAGTACCATCTACAATGGCTTCACAGATAGTTGCTGCTAAGATAATGGGTAAGAAATATCTTAATTTCGAGATAGAAAAGAGAGGGCACAAGAAAGGTGTCTTAAAGTTATTGTAACAGTTTGTTGGCACTATTTTATATACTATTTTTTTATATAATTATTGAGACGTAAGGGGTTGACATACGTCTCGTCATCTTCTTACGTTCCTCAATAAATAAATGAAAAATATATTAGGAAGATAATATGGAATATAAGTTGAAAGCTCCTGCTGTGGACTTAACTGACTTAGCTATAGGTATCGTTGTTCTAGGTATTGTTGTATCTATTGGTGCTACTGTTTTGATTGGTGTACGAGACACTAACACTGCAAATGACATCGCATACAACTTAGCTAACGATGCTGCATTAGGTCTTGCTGAATATGGTGACTGGTTCGACATTATTGTTATTGTCGGAATAGCTGCTGTAATCCTTGCATTGATCTTTATGGCTTTCGGTGGTCGAAGTGGCGCTTCTATGTCTTACTAGACATAGTTCGCTAACTGCAAAAAACAATCTTTACTATTAGTCTTGACATTATTTTTTAGACAAGACAAAAAACAAACTAAATTAACAAATATAGAAATGAAAAATATGAAAAACTCAGCTGTGGACTTAACTGACTTAGCTTTGGGTATTGTTGTTCTAGGTATTGTTGTATCTGTTGGTTCTATTATACTAATTGGTGTACGAGATACTAGTCTTACTGATTCATCAGTTTATGCTACAGCTAATGAAACTGTTACTGGTAGTAATACTACTGCTGTTTCTTTAGATAATGCATGGTTTAATGGTATTACAAGTGTTGTTAATGCTACAGATGGTGCCGCTGTTGGTAGTGGAAATTATACAACTAGTATAAATACTGCTACAGGACAAGGACAGTTTTTAGTGGTTGGTAGTGAGTTCAATGGCGAATCTCTGAATGTAAGTTATAATTCTTACAATACTACTGGAAATCCTGCATGGACATTAGGGAACGATGCTGCATTAGGTCTTGCTGAATATGGTGACTGGTTCGACATTATTGTTATTGTCGGAATAGCTGCTGTAATCCTTGCATTGATCTTTATGGCTTTCGGTGGTCGTGGAGCTAGTGCTGGTGTCGGTGGAAGTTATTAAATAACTTAATTTACTAAATGGTGAACGGACTAAGGAGATTTAGTTTGAACAGAGGAACACGAAGAAGAGTTCTACTTAATCAGACAAGGAAAGAGAATAATATAATTTATGGCGGACAGGCATTAAAAGCTAGGATGGGTGCTATTGCTAGAAATACGCAAGACTTTGATATTCTCTCAAAAAAACCAGTTAATTCTGCCAAAATTACTAAAAATAGATTTAATGATGTCCATGGTTCAAATGATTTTTATATTAAATCTGGCAGTTATAGATATACTAAAAAAGTAATGTGGAAAGGAGCAGATGGTAAAAAAGGAACATTCGACGATGTTGGAGTAGTAGATTATACTAAACAAAGAAGAAAAATTCCGGTTAGAAAAATTAGAGGTGTAAAGTATGCTACAATAGGACATGAACTTGGAAAGAAGAGGAATATTATAAAAGAAAAACGATTTCAATATAGACACCAAAAAGATCAAGATGATATAAAGCGAATTAAATTTTTTGGAGGGAGACTATAATGGCAAAGGAGAAAAAGAAAATTCCAGATATTAATAGGTTAGGTGTTAATGAATGTACAATCTGTAAAACCGGTAGAAGACTTGATTACCCTTACGATAAAGCTAAAAAGTTCACTGACTTACTTTAATTAAACTGGAGGTTAAAAAATATGGGCAACAAAAAAAATAAGAGATTGAAAAAGAAGCTTAAAGCATATGATGAAGCTATGGAAGAAGCTTCAGTTGTAGAAGGTCCTGCTAATATTCTCGGAAGGGTTAGGCACAAAGGAAAAATTCTAGGGAAATACAACGCATTAATTTACTAATTATAATAAAAATGGTGAAGAAGAAAGGTAAGAAAAGGATAACTGCCGTTGAAAAAGCGATAGCGAAAGAAAAGGCTGCAAGTTTTACGAAGAGATTACAACCTAAATTTACAAGTAAAGATATTAGAGCAACACAATTCCAAATATCAAAGAATCAAATGATACTAAATGGTATGTTTGGTGGAGGTGTTGGGCAAAGAGTTCTTGGAGATACTAGACCACGAATTAATAAAACACTACAAGGAGGAGATGATCCATTTGGATTGTTAAAGAATAGAGATAGAGGAGAGACTAGTAATTTAATGTTTCCAACAGGTAGGAGGGTGGGAAGATTATGGTGATAAAAATTAAATTTTATGGAGGACACTATGGTAAAAGATGAAGATTATGTATCAAAACTTATAACTGGAAGAAAAGTTGATGCACCAAAAGTTTCAAAAGAAAACGCTAAGAAACTAAAGAAAGAATTAAAAGATGGATATGGATGGGTAAAATATTAATATGGTAAAAAAGAAATATAATATGACAACAGTTCCATTTGGATTAGCTGGTATAACTGTTGGTTTTGGGATTGCAAGTAAAGCTTTTCATTCACCAGGGTTAGGCGTAGCTGGTGTTGCTTCTGGTAAGTTTATTGCACCAGCGGTTAATATTGGCATGGGAGGATATTTAATTAATCAAGTAAGAGGATTTGGGAAGAAATGAAATATAGTAAAAAACAGATGATGATTGGGAGTAAAATAGAATCTGAGCACAGAGAAACACTTAAATTCATTAAATCATATTTTAGAAAACATAAAACATTACCTCCAAATTCAAAAATTTATAAACAAATTGCTATGAATCATTTGGATGAAAATCCTAAATATTATACAAAACTTAAAAGGTGTAAGCTTTAAATATAAGCTTTTCCTTAGAACCATGATAAAAGATGGTAAAATATATATGTTTTGTTAGTCTCCTTTTATTAGTGATTCTTACATCTCTTAGTTCTGCTAGGCTTGAAGTTGGATTAATTGATAGTGGAGTTAGTCCTTCAATTGGATTAGATCTTAATCTTAATCCACTAGATATAAATTATGGTGGGAACTATTCTATAAATACTAATTCTTCTGAATGGTGGAATACAAATTTAGGACCTTTAGGAAATGCTAACTCGGCCCAATTCGATAACATCGGAGGAACTTTAACAATAGATGAATCGCACATAGAACTTATTGGTAATGATTGGTGGCTAAGACGAGACGGAACAAACTCTCCTACTGCAAATATTAATTGGGGAAGTTTTGATATAACTAATCTTAACAATATAACCGCAAATAATTTCTTAGGAGGTGACGGATTCTTTGATAACATCTATTCCAAAGATGAAGTCGATGAATTAATAGCGGGTGATTTGCAATTATATTTTAAAAATACAACCTCTGGAATTTCTACATACTTGGATATGAATAGGACTGCAAATGAAAGACCAAAAAATTCTACTTCTCAAACTATTTCTGTCACAAATACCGAGATAGGAGCATTTATTTCCAAAAATGCATCCGACCTAGGAATTACCGGATTAGATTCAGGAGTTGTTAATGGACACTTTCACGCTAATGTAGATTTGGTTGTTGGTAAGAAAACCGTAGAGGGGTGGTTTCAACTTTATATTAGAAATTCTACAGGGTCTGAAACTCTCATTACTTCTAGCCATCTAGTAACAGTAGATGTAACAGAAGAAGGAACTTTTGAAGCCCATGCACAAATTTTATCTGATGTTGATTTAAATGACAGCGATAGAATCTTAATTAAATTAATTGCTAATCTTTCTGGAGCTGGAGGAAATCCAGTGTTAACAACTTATATTCAAGGGGGTACTTTATCGAGATTAGAACTTGGAAGTCTTGGTATAAATTTCTTAACGACTGGACAAGCTAATAAAAATTACTTTAGATTAGATGGAACGAATATTGGGGATCTTAATGCATCTTCTATTACTCTTAATGATACAACGATTGAAGATTGGAATGAAATAGGAAATGTAACAATAACAACAAACGTTTCTATAAACTTTGGTGCAAATGAATCTAATACATCAGGCCCAGCAATACCATGGTTGTTCGACGAGAGAGGAGTGGCACAAATAAATGCTGCTTCACCAGTAGCATCAACTATTTGGGAACAGGTACTAAGTGAAATAAGAAATGTTGCCGGAAATATATTTAATTTTACTGGAAGTTTTATTTTGTCTGGGAATATTGATATGGGCGGGAATTTAACTACTATACATGGAGCAAAATTTTGGAGTAATACAACATGTGCATTTATATCAAGTCCAAATGGAGGAACAGTACAAGAGATATGCGACCCTTAAACCAAAAAAGATAAATACAACAAAGACTATAAAATTATGGAAATGACAGAAAAACAAAAGAAGTATCTGAATAAAGCTGATAAAAAAATTAGAGGAGCTAGGAAAGATATAGACATAGTAATAAAAGAAGAATCAAGTTCAACTAAATTAAGGAGGCAGGATACTGCCGACTCTGATGAGTGTATGGAAGTACAAGAATCAGATCCAATGTAAAGATATGTATAATAATAATGGCATGTATGATTTTTTTAATTATTAATGTATCTGCGAGTATAACCTATAGGATGAATGATGAGATGATGTTGCAAAGTAGTAGTGATGGTCCGGCAATGATTAAGGGTGGTTTAAATATAACTGCTGGACATTTATATATTGGGGGAGATTTGCATTTAGATGGTTCATTACTTCACGATATAGGAAATGTCTCTTTCAGTGGTGGAGATTTTAGTATTGATGGCGATACTTTCTTTATTGATAATAGTAATAATAGAATTGGTATTGGAACTTCTGAACCTGCGAGAACGCTTCACATACAAGATGATAATGGAATGGTAAGAATTGACAGGGATGCAAATTCTCCTGCATTTATGCTTTCAAGATTTCCAAACAATAATTACACAATTCCTTGGAAAACTTTTGTTGTAGGAGTTGCAGCAGATGGTTCAGATAATGGAACTTTCCATATTACAGACTTTGGTACTTCAGTAAGTGGGGGAGGAGATAGAAGATTAACTATTGAAAATGATGGAACGGTAGATATTCTTGGAGATTTAGTAGCTGATAAGATTTATCTTCAAGATAGCGGATCTGATTATATGGATTGGCAATCGGGTGATGGTGTTTTTAGATTCTCAAGTGGTCTTGATGTTGGTAATACCCTTTTCGCTAGTGATATTAGTGGTGGTGATTGGACGGGCGCAACGATAGATGCAACTGATTATGTTGAAACTCCATTAATATATAACACCGACGGTGATACTCTTACAGTCCAGGATAAGCTAGATGTAACAGGTCTGATTAGTTCATATGTTGGTTTAAATACAACAGAAATTTCTAACACTCTTGGTGATTTAAAAATTCAACCAGATGTTCAAGGTAACGTAGAATTATTTGGAGATACTGATGTTGCTAATAATGAAGCTGGAAAAGAATTCATAGTCTGGAGAAGGGCGCCAGAAGGAAATGATAAGGTTAGAATTTATTGCGGTGCTAGTAGAACTTGTTATATTCATTCTTCTAATGATTTAACATTACAAGCACAAGTCCCTTTTACAATCAATTCTGTTACAGAAGATATAATCTTTAAGGTTGGAGATAATGCTGGGACAAAGAAGTTTTATTTTAAAGATAGTGATGGAACTGAAATTGCAAATATTGATAGCGATGGTAATGCTTGGTTTGCTGGAAGTGTTGGAATTGGGGTAAATAGTCCTTCGGGTAATTTGAAGTTAGATGTCGCTGGTTCTAATCCAATTATAAGAATCAGCAGTACAAAAAATGGAGAGTGGATAGTTGGTGAACAATTAGGTGCATTAGAATTCTATGGAAGTGATGGTTCATCACCTGGAGCAGGTGTTAAAGCAGAAATAGGTATTCCAGCTAGAACTACCTATGGTAATTGGTTTGACATAACATTCAAGATTCAAAATACATCAGGGGAATTAAATGAGTTAATGAGAATAGTTCAAAATGGTAATGTAGGTATTGGAACAGATAATCCGCAAGAGAAACTCCACGTTGTTGGAGATTTCTTTGTTGAAGGGAGTGTAAGATTTAATGATACTTTTTTCACAGACTCTGGAGAAGTTGGGATAGGGATTGTTAACCCAGATGAGAAATTACATGTTTATGATGGAAATATGAGAATAGAAAGTACATCAGACCCAACTCTTTATTTTACAAGAACTTCTGATAATGATACTTTTGGATTTAAGTATGATGAAAGTGAGAATGATTTTAGTATTATTATGGGAAATAATAATAGAAATCCAAGTTTCTTGGATGATATAATGACATTTACTCCTTCGTTTTATGTTGGTATAAAAAATTCTAATCCTACTCACGAACTCGATGTAAACGGAAATACTTTCTTAGATGGAACTTTAGAAATAACTGGAATAATAAGTCCACTTCAATTTGCGTCAATAGCAGAACCAAAATTAAATCTTTATGGATCCAATTATGCAATCGGTGTTGAATCAAGTGAATTAAGAATTTCAAGTAATGCCCGTATTACATTTAGAACAGATGGTTATGATGGAAATGAAGATATGATTATAGAAGATGATGGGGATGTTCTTATGTTGAATGGAAAATTGGGTTTAAAAACACCAACCCCACAAGAAGAATTACATATTAATTCCACTAATCCACAGATAATATTTGAGGAATATGACGCAGGAAATTCTGAAAAAGTTTGGGAAATTGGAGCAACCAACGAAGAGTTTTTAATTAGAACTCAAAGTGATCTTTATAGTGCAAGTCAAACAGTTTTTAGAATAGGATGTAGAGGAGGAACATCTATTGGGTGTATTGATTTTCCTCATGGAGATGTTACTATCTCAGACCTATCTGGTTCTGGAAACGATTATGCTTGTTTAGATTCAACTGGTAAATTATTTCGGAGCAATTCAGCATGTTAATGAAAAACAAAATATTAATTCTAATCATAGGAATGATTTTGCTTAGCTCTTGCTTTGTTGTTGCAGCAGACAATAAAATATGGTTTGGAATTAATGACTCAAACCCATCACAATTTATTCCAGTTAGACTTACTAACACTGGAGTATTAATGACAGATATGAATTTCTCCATCGCTGATATTTGGAATACAAACATAGGACAATTAACAGATGCTAATGATACTGAATTTAATAATGTTGGAAATACTTTAACAATAGACAAGGCATGGCTAGAAACATTTAATGATGGAAAATATTTTAGACTTGACGGAACGTCGACAATGCAAGGAAACGCGAACCTTGGTGGATTTAATATTACTAATGCAGACTGGGGAAATTTTAACAATTTAAATGTAACAAATAATTCATATTTTCAGGATGATGTATTTATAGATAATGGTGCTCCTGCTTCTCCAATTTTATCTTTTATGAATTTAAATGGGGATGTATTTGAAATGAGATTAGATGATTTAAGTAACCCAACCCTTCAAGTTGTAGGAGATACTGGAGATCAATTTCATTTTCAATTAAAAAATAAAGGAGGAGAAGTTGGACAGGATAATGATTTTACGGGTTTAATCTTTCAAATGGAAAGTGACGACAATAATGATTTAGAAAATGTTGGAGAAATTAGATTTATTATGACAGATGCTTCAGATGATTCAGTAGATAGTGAAATGGTTTTTTATACTGCTAAAGACAATGTTTTGGGAGAATCATTCAGAATAGATAATGAAGGGGATATTCAGTTTATAAATAATAATTTCAATGGAAGTGGAGATATTACAACAACTGGAACATTAACAAGCCCAACAGTATCAGACCATCCCCACCAAGATGTTACAACAACCGCTTCCCCATCATTTGAAGAGTTAGATATTACAGGAGGAACTGTAAACTATATGATCAGAGGAGTAGATGGTCATTTAACATTCTCCTCTGCTTCTGGAAATGCTTTATTTGATGTTGTAGCAAATGAGGGTGCAGGTGCTACTGCTTCAAGATTAATATTATTTAATTTAGGAGAAGAAGGTGCTGCTAATTTTGAAAGATTATCCTTAACTTCATCAACTACTGTAACAAGTATTATGTCTCAGGTTGGTGGAACAGGAACTCCAAGACCTTTAAATTTAGGAACTGATGCGACAGCCCTAACTATTGATACAGACAATGATGTGAATATTATAAATAATTTAATTGCTTTGGATGATATAACAGTAACAGGAAATATTAGAGTAGGTGCTAATGGAGCTGAGTTTAGCTGGATAGGAGAACAAGCAGTTGGTAGAGGTGGTACTACCAGCAATGACAGACTTATGGTAACTAAAGTAGGTACTAAAACAACAGGGCCTCTTAGAACCGTTCAATCTATCCTTAATTTGCAAAATACGGCCGAAAGAACAGGTGGAGCAACTTGGGCTTTAAATGCTTTTACGGATATTTCTGGTACAGGTAATGTTTCAACTTCTAGTCTTGGTGGGGGGCTTTATGGCGGTAGATTAACATCAGCCGTAACAGTTTCAGATTATAATGGAGCAGCTGCTAATATAAGAATTAACGACGGTATAGCAGGAATAATCACTAATGCAAGAGGGTTTTTGGTTCAAGCATACAATGCTAATGTTGGAGAAATGAGTAACATAATAGGATTTGAAGATTCTGTACATATTAAAGATGGAGGCGGAGTAATAGGGAATATTTATGGACTAAAACTTGCAGACCAAACAGCTACTGTTACAGGTACTAAGTATGGTGTTTTTCAGGAAGGAAGCAATGCTATTAATATTTTTCAGGGGGATACAGATTTTGTTGAAAATTTAACTGCTGGAACTATTCAAGCAGATAATGGATTTACTGGTGATTGTGTTAATGTTTCTTTTGTAAGTGGAATAGCTGTGGGGTGTAATGATTAATATGGGAAAAAATAATAGTTATGGATTTTGTCCTAAGCTTTAAAGTAAAAAGAATTAGTCGTATTAACTGAAAGAGAACGAACTATTAGAAAGATACTTTGGTTTATAAATATTTGTGTGATTTAGTTTTTGCAGATTTTTTTGTTACGACTTTTTAGTTTTAATGAAAGTATATAAAGGACGATTTGTTATGCTTAATTGCACTTTGTTGCTTCGGTAATGGAGTGTGACCTTCGGGTCTTAGTAATAATAAAATGGAAAATGAAGTGATGTCTTATGATGAAAAAGCAAACACAGATAAGTTAGAATTCTATTGTAATGAAAAAATAAAAGTTCATATTATTCTTAAAAAAGATTCCCAGAAGGATGGGAAAAAGATTTGGATTAATGTTTTAGTTTTAGAAAGATTAAGTGAACGACTTTGGAAGGTTGAGGATTTATTAACTAGAAGAGTATTTGAATTATCTATTTCTGAAATTAATCCGTGGGGTATTGATAAATTTACTGAGGTGAAATCATGATGTTTTGCTACAAACATAACACATTCTATCGGGGAAGTAAATGCCAAATGTGTATTGATAAAAAACCTCCATATAAATATTCTCGGAATGAGATTGCTGATCCTGATGAGTGGGCTAGATTTTGTAGGCTTGGGTGGGTGCGGTGATGGTGACCATTGAGACTAAGGATGTTGGTGATGTTAAGGATAGGAGAGATAAAAATGCCGTCTACAAAAGACAACTTGAAGATGATAATGAAGAATATATTAGGAGGCAATTAAACATAAAATGAATTCAGAAAGAGAAGTTGAAATTAAGTTATGGGATTGGATAAAGACAAAAAGTTATAACGTTAAAGAAATATTTTTTAATTCTATAAATGAAGTAAATGCTCCTATTTTTAAAGTCCGAGGAAATAAAAAAATACCGGACTTATTAATTTTATTTTTAAATCCATATACTAATGAAAAACAATATATGGCCGTTGAAGTTAAAGATGCTACTAATAGTATTAATGTCAGGAATGGCAGAAAAATATATGATATATATTTAAAAAATTATATAAAAGGAAAAACTAAATATTTTATAGATAATCAAGAAATCAAAATAAGTCATTTTGCTATAGCTACTCAATATTCAGAATGCGGACATCTTAAAAAGAATGAGAAACTAGAATTTAACGAAAAAGTTAGGGGAAAAAGTTTTGGAAACAAGAATGTTCCATTCTTTGAATTCATCAGTACAAAAGAAATATATAGAGGAATGTTATCTAGCTATAGCCAATATAGAAAAAGTAATAAATTAATAAGTGTTCCCCTTCCATCTCTGGGGATTTTAATATCTGATGTATTGAAAAAATTTGATATAATTGAATTAGAAAGACAATATGGCATGGAAGGTTCTCCAATGTATCAATGCTCTACTTATAATCCTAATAGTAATAAGGGTAAAGGAGGATTTACACAATGTCTAATGAAAATATAAAAATAGAATATTTTTTAAAATTTTATAATTGCCTGATGAAAAATGCTCCGGACAAATATATTCCTTGGTTTTTTCCTTGTATGAAGAATGGAAAAAATCCTGATCCTAAAGCGATATTAAAGATTGATTCTAATAGTAAAGGAAGTTGGCATCACGAATCTGCAAGATTATCAAAAGAACAATGTATAGAACATATCAAAATGGGATATAATTTAGGCATCAGTGCAAGAAAGGGAGATAAATTAGTTATTGGAGACATAGATGAAAAAGAATATCTTAAAGATGTTCCACCAAACACATTAACAGTAACTAGTAGAAAAAGAGACGGGATACATTTCTTCGGTTGGGATAAAGATGGTTCTGCTAAAATTAACCAACCTACAGACTATGGGGAAATGAGATCAGAGAATCAATACGTTCTTGCGTGTGGTAGCTATGTCCCGTTTGATTTACAAAATAACAAAGACAAAAAAGCTTTCGATAATTTATCAGAAGAAACAAAAAAAGATAATTTAATTGGATATTATACTGTTAGGGACGAACTTAATCCAAGAGAAATTATATTCTCAGATTTACCTAAGTTTTTCCAACAAGAGAAAAGAGAGGACGATGTAGCAGACATAGAAATTATACAACGAGAAGAGGAAAAGAAATATAACAAAGATGGAAAATATTCTGATTTATTTAAATTAAAAGTAAGTGATATTGTTGGAAAATCCTCATCTAATAAACGTAGCGGTCATCCACTGCACGAAAGCGACACAGATGCCAACTGGAGTTTAAGTAAAGATGGTAATGTTGGACATTGCTGGAGACACTCTGTATGTTTAAATGCAATTCAATATCTTTGTGTTAAAGCCGGATATATTGGATGTAAAGATGCTGGTACACCACACAACTCGAAAAAACCAGGGTACAACGGTAGAAAATATAGTAAACTTAAAGGCGATAATGAATCATTAAAGATTGCATATAAAGAAGCAATAAATATGGATTTAATTAAAGAAAAGACTATCTCAAAAAATAAAAACATACTATTAGACAGAATTACACAAACAATAGAATATCATAATTCCAACCCATTTTTTTATGATAGAAACAGAATTTGGTTTTCTTGGAATAAAGAAAAATATAGATGGGACAAAAGCGATGAAGTTGATATTTTAGCCGATATTTATGATGATGCTGGTGCAGATATAACTACCAGTAAGGAAAGGACAGAAATAATTAACGCACTTAAACACGTCGGGAGGAGAAATATACCCAGAGAATTAGCTGGTGCTTGGATACAATATAAAGATACACTTTATAATATTGAAGATGGAGCAGAAATAGAAGCAACCCCTAAGTTTTTTATAACAAATCCGATACCACATAGTATGGGAGATAGCGAAGAAACCCCAGTTATAGACAAACTATTTACTTCATGGGTTGGAAAAGATCATAAACAAGAACTATACGAACTACTATCATTTGCTCAAGCACCAAGATATTTCATACACAGAATTATTTGCTTAATTGGATCTGGGTCTAACGGGAAGTCTACACTACTAAGTTTACTAAGAAATTATCTTGATGATAATAATGTTGTAAGTTCTAGCCTAGACGCTTTAATGAAAATAAGATTTGAAGGTTCAAAACTTTACAAAAAACTAGTATGTCTAATGGGGGAAACGAATTTTGGTACACTCACACAAACAGAATACATCAAGGGATTATCAGGAGAAGATAAAATGAGAATTGAATTTAAAGGAAAAGATGGTTTTGACGCTGTAAATAATGCTAAGTTAATACTAGCTACAAACTCATTACCTACCACAAACGATAAGACTGTTGGATTCTATAGACGTTGGAAAATAATAAATTTTAATAATCAATTTAAAGAGGAAAAAGACGTTTTAGTAGAAATTCCACAAGAAGAATATAATAACCTAGCTAAAAAATGTTTTAGAATTTTACAAGAAATGTGGGTTAAAAGAGTTTTCACAAACGATGGTAATTTTGAAGATAGAAAAGCCAATTATGAAAAACACTCTAATCCACTTGTGATATTTATGGAAGAAACATTTGAAAAAAATATTAATTCAGATTATATTGTTGATGATTTTAGAGAAGAATTCGCTGGGTTTTTATCAGAACATGGTTTTAGAATTATGTCTCCAAAAGAAGTAACTAGAGGATTAAATGATAATGGGTATGAAATTAAACAAATTAACAGAAAGGGTATTAATAGAAAACGTATTTTAGGTGTAAAACGGCGGAATGTATCGGATGTATCGGATGTATCGGAAAATCCTATTCAAAACCACATGAGGAATCAAATACAAAAACGTGATACAAGTGATACAAGTGATACAAAAACTTAGAAGAATTGCAGGAGTTTTTGATTTATAATGATTTGTAACATACACAAATAAAATGAAAACTCCTAAATCAAACGCAGAAATTCAAACCGAAGAAGCAATTAATCATATGAAAATTATGATTAGTAAGCAAAACGTTAAAATACAAGACGCAGAATATCTAGTTGGCACATGTTATAAAGTTTTATATAAATGTGAAGAATTAAGAAAATCAAGAGATTTGGCTATATGTAGAAGAAACGAGGCACAAGAGGAATTAAAGAAAATCAAAAAGTCACTATGACATACCAACCAAGATTCCAACAATGCCCATATAGAACATCATGTGGTAAATGTGTTTATAGATATAGAAAACAGAAAATAACCAGAAGAAAGCGTAGATGTGGGCACAAACACCCAGAGAACTGCGAAATGTATTGCGAATGGTTAGAGATGAGTAATTCTACGGATTTAGAAGAAAAATCGATTTCTATACCTATAACCAGCCCTCAAACCAATATAGGAGAATCAATGTGAGAAATGAAACGATCATACATAAAAAAGATATGCCCATGTTACGGAGACAAAAATAAATTCATGGAAAAAAATCAATGTTATAACTGCCAATTTAAGAAGAGGTGTTTATTACTCTGTAATGATATGGAGGTTTTTGCAGTTACAAATTGATTACTATAGAATTACTACAAGGTTTTAAATAGTAAATATTATTATAAATAATATGATAAACGAACTACAAAAAAATGGTGACCTGATTCTTCAGGCATTAAAGAAAGAGAAGCAACTTACTATATCAGACATAGAGAGAAATTATGATATTATAAGATGCCAAGTTAGAGCATCGATTGCATATTTATTAGGTGCTGATAAAATTGAAGAATTAAAGATTGGTATGGCTAAAGTCTATTTTTTAAAATGAACATAAAACAACTAATCAAACAAAAAGTAGGAAATAAGAAATATCCAACTCTAAAGAGAATTAAGATAGGCCGAGTATTATCATCTATTGCAGCTTTACCACTTTTCACTTCTTGGATGTTTTTTATATCTACCCCAATGTGTATGACAATTAGTCCAACAGTTTGGTTAAAAGGAAGAATAAATATATTTAAAGGAAATGGAGATTTACAATATGAATAATAGATTATTCCCAATAGAACTTTGTAGATATACATTAAGACAATCTCTTAGTGATGATGGTAAATATCCAGAATTCTACACGGCCCAAGAATTATTGGAGGAATCAGAATAATGGAAACTTACGAACCAGAAACAGATCCATTTGAAGACGAGGAGAAACCACTGCTAACATCACCAGAACCAACCCCAATAATTCCAATAGTAAAAAAGAATAAAAAAATCATAAACATATCATTACTAATTATCCTAGGAATAATTATCGGAGTAGCACTTGTAATTGTAGCTGTACAATTTAATATGAGTTCTGTAGTTACTACAACTGACAATTGTATTTTGGGAATGCAAGAATCATTCAATTTAGGAGTTGAGAATATATTAGTTCAATTAACAAACGAATCAATAAATTGTAGACAAATTCCAATTAACTATTCTAATTATAGTTATACATTAATTTCCATTGAATGTTTACAACAAAACCTAGGAGGTGAACAATGAACTCACAATCAATTATAAATTCATGTGATGATCCATACGATATTAATCAATTAAAAAGAGAAATTAGAGATGCTGAATTCCTTGCTAATGCAAGAAATAAATTCAACAACTAAATAATAACGGAGGTTAAAAAAATAGAAACTGAAACTGAAAACACTGAAACTGAAACTACTGAAGATATGAGTTGGAGTTGGATTAAGGAAGAACTTGAAGAACTTGAAGAAAATTCACCTTTTGATGGCGAAAGAAAACCAGCTTTACAACTTGAAGAGAATAAACCAGTAAAGATGAAGATTGATTTTTCTGAGCCATTTAAGAAATGGGTAGACACAGAAAATAATACTGTTAAAAAGATTGTCCCAGTACATGTTGGAGCAGTAGATTTAGTTTGGTGGTTAAATGTTAAGAATCCAATCTATAAGCAGATTATGGAGAAGGGTGCTGATGGACAAACAGAATTCACAGTACTACAAACTGGGAACAAGAAGACTACCAAATATATCTTAGTTGAAGACCAAGATTAAATTCCTGGAGAAAAAGAAATTTATTTTTAACCTGCTTTAATTTGTGAGCAGGATTTATACTCGCCGGTGGTTCCCACCACCTCATAAAAGTCGTTGGGCGAGCAACGCTAAGTGGTCTAATTCCCACTTATACCTCCCACCCCGACTTCGGTTGGGGTGGCTTACGTTCATGGAAATAAAAAAAGTAAGAGAACTAATGCTAATAGCATTTAAGAAGGGCCAAGAGAAATATGAAGCTGACACTGAAGATGAACCGGTTAGACTTTGGATAGCTGGAGTGTTAGATGATTTGAAGAATGGGGAAAAACATGGATAGGAAAAAACAAGAAGCTATAGATAGACTTAATGTTAGATGGGCTAATATGTTTCGATTAATGCAATCTCTAATTGGAGAATTTAAAATGTTTAAAGCGTGTCATCAACATTTATTAAAAGAATATTATGAAGATGATTCCCAGAGTGCAGATACTACGTCGCAAGGAGAAAAGAAATGAAAACAAAATTAGAACATTGCTCAAAATGCGGAGAAGAAACACTACACGATATTGGAAAAAAACAAGCAGGAGAAAGATCTGGAAAACATTATACAAGAAGAACAATAGATAGATGTAGAGGGTGCGGAACCAGAGAAATTAATCACAGAAAAAAGGGAAGAAGGATTGTTGTAGAAAAAGATGGTACAGAATCTAAACAGATTACGAATGAGGTGAAAGAATGAAAAAAGAATACATAATTGAAATAAAGGTTAATAATAATAATAGAAACTTCGGAGAAATCGCAAAGGGAATAATGAAAACGTTAATTGAAAGGGATGGAGTTGAGGGTGCTACCATTAGGAGTAAAGAATGATTTCGTCCTGTATCAATAAAGCGAATGATGATGGGAACTTAACACAAGGAGTGGCAGACGTAGCCGGTAAAATATTACAGCCTTCGTTTAATGTCCATATCACGTCGCAACAGGATAAAAGCAAAGAAAGTATCCCATCAGAACAGGATACTAGGGAGGCGTCGCCATGAAACGAGAGCCAACAAAACAACAAATCAAATTATGGAACAGATTAGTTGATGAAGTATTTGAACATCCGAGGTCTGAATATTCTTAATTTGTAATGGAAATGATTAAGAGAAGGGTTCTCGGAACATCTAAAGAAGAATTTAGAGGATCAATAACAACCCATAAGAAACTTGGAATTAAGTGTCTTCTATTTAATCCGATGAAGAGTTCGCAGAATCTAAATAAGGAGTCGCAAGAATGATATGTTATAAATGTGAAAAAGATAAAAAGACTGTAAAGACTTTTGGAAAAGATATTTGCTTAGAATGTTTAGAAAAAAGAAAAACTGGAAGAAAAGGACATAGTGGAATGATATATCACCCAGAAACAAAACCATCAGATTATTGCAACCTATCAACTGGAATATCTCTATTAAAAGTTAAAAAATCACATCCATTATTCGTAAAATGGTACATAGAACATTATCCAAAAAGTAAAGGAATTGTAGGAAGGCAGTTGAATTATCTTATCTATTTTGAGGGAAAACCAGTTGGAATTATCAGTGCAGTATCACCACCATTAAATTATAAAATGTTTAGGAAATTTTTTAATGTAACAGATGATAAGGCGTTTGTTAATAATGGAGTATTTAGGGTAGTGAGGAGTCCTAAAAAGAATTTTGCATCACAAGTTCTAAAAGTTTTTAGATTAAAGATTAAGAAAGATTATATGGATGTTTATGGAGATGATCTTTTGGGAATAATAACGTTTGTAGAACCACCAAGAAATGGTGGGATTTATCTTGCAGATAATTGGCTTAAACTTGGAAAGACCCAAGGGGTAGAAGTTAGAAGAAGAGGAACGGATTGGATACACAAAACATATTCTAAAACTGGAAATAAGAAATGGATATTTGTATATAAATATAAAACGACGCAATCTCATGGGGGCAAGTCGTAATGGGATTAATATGTATGTTGCGTGGGCACGACCTAGATGACGAAGAAATAATAGCAATTCACAGGAATACAAATGTAAAAGGAAAAATGGCAAAAAAGCCAGGACATTTCTGTAAAAGATGTCAGTGCTTAATCTTTAAGAGATGGGAATTATATTCGCAGAATACAGGAGACAAGAATAATGGATAATCAAGAATTACTTTGGGAATGGATAGGGAAGTTTTATAGAGATAATAATAGAATACCAACAAGAACTGAAGTCCAAGATGCATGGGATTCGCAGAATACAAGGAAGGTGACGGGATGAGATGTAAAAAATGTCCTAAAATGATTAGACAACCCAAGAGCAATAAATCAGGATTATGTGGTGGTTGTCTTGCTGACGATGCCCAATTTAAAGCACGTGAGAAACAATATAAAAAAAATAGAGAAGAAACTTTAAAGAAGCTTGGGCGGGAGAGTTCACATGAACAACGATAGATTAACAGAAGGCAAATTAATATTACAGGCAACAGAATTGATTGGGCTTGGAGAAACACAGAGAAGAATCTATGAGGACATACAAAAAAGTGGAGACATGGACGGAGATATATTAAAAGCCTATAGACATCACGAAGAAGAATTACAACTCTTAATTAAATATCAGAAGTCTTTGGTTTCACCATAGATAGTTAAGACGAACAATGGGAAAACAAATACCTTATAAAAAATTAACAAGGAAGCGAGGTAACAGATCTAAATCTATTTGTGATGGTTGTAAAAAAGATTTAAGGGTTAGAAATTTGGTTTTATTTAAAGGGGAATATTTATGTAAGAATTGTAGAAATCAAAAAGAGAGTTTTAAAATTCAAGCTTCGGCAGGACAGATTGGAAGAGGATATATTACATTAGAAGAAGCATTAAATAAGACATATGAAGCAAGAATATATGGTTCTAGTTGTGTAATAAATCTCCCCATATGTTTATCTGAAAAGAAAATAAAAATAACGATAGTAGAGGAGGAGACGCAAACTGATTAGTATGGGGAGATTATTTAATGAAGAGAGATGCCCAACTTGTGGAAAGTTGATATGCGAGGATCAGAAGACACAAGAGATAGTCAAAAGAGGAAAGGAAGCAATTAAAAGACTGAGGCTTCGTAATTGAACTAAAATGGGAACTTATATAAACAATGAAAAACACATATTATAATCAGCATAACTCGGTTGTAGTACTGAGGCTTCGGCGCGGATCAACAAACATACAATGAAAGGAGGCAATAATTTTAATGACATTTGAAATAGTACAGAAACGAGTAGGTCTAATGATTGGAGTCAATCAAGTATCTGTAAAAAAAACAAGTTTTTCGTTCGGATCAGAGATAGGAAAGCAATTTAAAGGACACGATTTTGTAGAGATTTATTTAGATACAAAACGTAGAAAAGTTGGTTTCAAGGCAACAGACAGTAAGATTACTGGATTTAAGATACAGAGAAGTTCTGAGAGAAGTAATAATCTATCTTCTCCAACAATTACAAAGAGATTAGATTCTGGAGTATATAATGCTAAAATTGAAGATGGATTTGTGGTAATCAATGTTCCAAGAATCTTAAAGGAAGGTCGGGAAGTTGTAAAACAAGATGAGTGAAAAAGAAATATCAATAGAATTGAATTTGGATGTAAAGGAATTTGAAAAGCAAAAGAACTCTGCTAAGAAAAGATTCAATGAAGAATGGAAGAATGACGAACAGGACTCTACGTATATGTGGGATGAATTATATCTAGATTCATATGAAGATGAAGTACAAGGAAATATGTTAAGGATTAATGGTGGGTTAAAAGATGATGATGGAAATTATTTAGGGAGTATAAAGTTAGACATACCATTAGATTTTGAGAAACTGATAGACATATTCCAGGGATATATTAAAAAACTTAACAAAGTAAAGACTGTAATGGAAACCGTTAAGGAAGAATAATTATCCAACTAAAACAACTTATTATTATTTGCCCCAATGTTGTGGGGCTTCACATTCGCACTAGGCTTGAAATAAGAATTTATGTTATCACTACAAAGTAATCGGACTAATCTGTTGTCATTAAGAAATAGTCCGAAAGACTTAAATAGTCCGATACACTAATAAAAACATGAGATTACAAAAAGAAGTAGAAGAAAGAATAAATAAAGTAGAAGCATATTTAGAAATGTCTAAAGAATTTGGTAAGTTTAATTCTAACGAAAGAAATAAACTCAATAAAGAAATAAGTGTTTTAAACTGGGTTCTCGGTGATAAAATAATTCAAAAAGAAGTAATACCATTTCAACCAGTAAAAGACCAAATTGTATCATATCTTAGAGAGCAAACCACACCAAAGACTACTAGCGAAATTATATATGCTTTAAATAAACCAGAAGGAAGTCTATCAACAGCATTAAGAACATTATCAAAAGAAAAGAAAATAGAGAGAACTGGAGAGAGTAGGAGATATTCATACTCTGTTAAACAATGAAAAAACAAACAAAAATCACACAAGATAAAACCCAGACAAGATCTACAATCCCAAAAGAGTTCGTGGACAAACACAAGGTCACTAAGAAGGATTCGATTGAGTGGGATGACGAAGATGGAAAACTAAAAGGAGAATTAAAGAAAAATGGATAAAACACATGAAGAATTTATGAAAGATGTAGAAGTTGAATCTTCACTTCCAGCACAAACACAAAGAGCATTAGGCCCAGAATCAGACGAAGATGTTGCAATGTATTTGCAAGAGTACGATAATCAAACTGGAGCAGTTAAAGAAGAGCTAGACGAAATAATTAAAGACGCAGTTGAAAAGGAAGGTGAACAATGAAAAACCTAAGCGAGATTGCCTCAAAAATATTGAACAAGTGGAGAGACAAATTAGAAGAATTGGATAACGAGGAAGGGGCAGAATATTTAGATTTTGATATATGTGAATCAATAATGGTTGGGACTATACATGAAGAAATGCTCAAGTGGTATAATAGAAGTGATGGAGACAAGCATCAATTTATTAGGATTTTTCTTAATACCACAGAAGATGAAATTAAAAAAGCTAAATTGGACGCAGACCAAAAAGGAGACGAACAATGAAGTTTAGTGGACTAGATATTACTCTGTTTATATTTTTTGCAGCTAATGTTGTGATTGGAGTTCTGTTGAAAAACATATCATCTGCGTTAGGGTGGGGAGTTGCAACCATGTGGTTTTATAGATCATTAAAACTAACAGACGCATTAGGAGGCAAATCAGAATGATAGAACCAAATTTTAACTTAATGTTATGGATAATCTTTGCTAGTTGGATTCTAAAAGCAATTTGTAGAATCGCACTAGGAGCCGCTGGAAAAGAAAAAGAAACTAAATATGATGCAGGAGATGTTATCGTTGGAGTTATTAGTTTAATAATAGCTTTAATAATAGCATTCGCATAATTGGGAGTTAAGGAATAATGGAATGTCCTAATTGTAAAGAAAACCCATTTTTTGATGAAGAAGAACAATGTCATGCTTGTGGTTACGCCAACTGCACCAAAAGCGACGAGGTGAAAGAATGAGTTACGATTTTGGAATGAAGGCAGACTTAGGTAATGGTAAGATATATCTGAATTATGAAAAGAATTATACTTACAACATAAGTCCAATGTTTTATGAAGCGTTCGGTGAGCCAGGAATAAATTTTATTAGAGAGAAAACTGGGAAAGAATGTCTTGTGAAATTAAAGAAAGGGTTATCAGAAATGAAGAACAATAGAGAGATGTATGAAGCTATGAATCCCGATAATGGATGGGGATGTTATGAAGGTGCTATAGAAGTTATTGAAACTCTAATTAAATGGGCTAAGGAATCTCCTTTAGCCGAGTTTTATGTAGAATGATATTCCTATACTGTGTGACAAGCGTCGCAGGGGGCGAAGAATGAAGGGAAATGATGGAACTGGCAATATAACAGAAAGAGACTTGTGGCAGACAAATCAAGAGTTATTTGACAAATTAAATAAGCAATACAATTTTGTCTTTGATTGTTGTGCCAGTTCAAGAAATACTAAATGCAAATCCTTTACTATAGATTTTGAAGGAGAATTTGAATTAGATAACTGGGGGGTATGTTGGATGAACCCACCATTTTCTAAAGCAAAAGAGATGTTTAAACATTTCTTTAATGTTGTTGAGAAAGGTGTTTGTATTTATCGTTGTGATAATTTGGAAACAAGAATTTGGCAAGACATAATTTTTAAACATGCAAATTGGATATTAATCCCAAAAGGTAGAGTTAGTTATAAATCGTTTGAGTATAAAAGAAAAGAGGGGACAGGATCAAGATTCCCTAGTGCTTTGATTGGGTTTAATGTTGAGCCACCTAAACATGTTGAAGGAACAATATTATTCCTATATGCACTGACAGACGAAACGGAGGATAAAGATGAAAATTAATTGGAAAAAACAAATGATGGAATTTTTGAAGGGTCACGGATGGGAAGTAGTAGATGAAGGATTGATCGAACATCCATTATTCCCACTAATAGAAGATGTAAGTACAGAGAAATTATTAACAGAATTTGTTGAAAAGTTTTATGAAAACCCATGGAAATCATATAAGAGCTTGATTGATTGTTACGCAAACGTATTGTTAGACGAATCTGGAGGTAAAAATGGACAGTAAAATAATCTGTGGTGATTGCGTTGAGGAGCTAAGAAAGCTTCCAGATAATTCAGTAGACCTAATTTTGACAGATCCACCATATAAATTATCCCAGAAATATGGTACAAGTGTTGATGCAGATAATCTTATGGCAGTTGCTTCATTAAAAACATTATTACCTGAAGTTTCAAGAGTTCTAAAGAAGGGAAGATTTGCAGTTATTTTTTATGACAATAGAATTTTACCATTTCTATTCGATTCAATAAAGGGAACGGATTTGAGATACAAAAGACAGATATTTTTATATCGAAGGGCTGGAAATGCACATAAGGTTTTCAACTGGATGTCAACAACAGACCCAGTCTGTATTTTTACAAAAGGAGACGATAAGCCATTTAGACCAGATGAAAAAGGGAAATATAAACACGATTGCTACGTCAAAGCTACAATGGAAAAAATAGGACATGGACACCCAGCACAAAAACCAGCAGAGATAGTAGAAGACATAATATTGGCATTCTCAAATAAGGGAGATTTGGTTTGTGACCCTTATATGGGTTCAGGTACAACGGCAGAAGCATGTAGGAAATTAGATAGAAAATGTCTTGGAATTGAACTTAATCCAGACTATGTAGAAATCATAAACAAACGGTTATCCCAAGAGGTATTAAGCGACGTTATTGTAGCCAAGTCGGTCGAAGGAGATGGAAAATGATAAAGTGTACAGATGAAAATATTAATAATGCTATGTTTTGGGTGAGCCAAAAGAAAGAAGCAGATATGGATTCTGGTGACAGGGACGAAAAAATTGCTCAGTTAATGATTCTTTGTATTGAAGAAGGGTTTAAGGAAGCATTATTAGAAGTCGGGAGGAGGGAAAAATGAAATATAAACCTTGTCCAAATTGTGGTAAGAAAGGTTTTTATGAAGCAACTGCAAACTCCACCATATTTATTGGTGGGAAGACACACAAATGCAAATATTGTGAGATGGAGTTTAAACTGACAGTAAATAAAGGAGAAAAGGTTTGGCTGGGCGACATCCCAACATTCGTATAACGAGACAATGGCGATTAACAATACATTAATAATTTTGGAGAATGAGTTAAAAAAACTTATTAATGTATTAACAGATATTGATTGTATAGAAAAGACAAATCCAGAGATGTCTAATCTTAAATTTGAAACTAGAAAAGAAGATGCCAGGAAGTCAATGAGGATTAGAATAGAATTAAAAAAAGCGTATCTTGACGGCTACAAAAAAGCCCTTGACGACGCCTCTAGAGGAAACTAAGTCATGGCAATATCAGATGAAACAACAATATATTGTAATAGATGTCAGAGTTATAACATTGGAGAAGAGTGCTGTCTTTGTAAAAGTTGTGTAGAATCTCTAATTGATGCATGGGTGGGTGGGTGTGATAAGTTATTTGAAACAGAAGATATTAATAGGCTAAAGAAATTATTCGCAATCGAGGTAGA